GCAACCGTGATGTAGGTGATCGTGTAGCTTCACGTGTTATTCGTGCTACTGTTGTAAGTAGTCACATCTACATGTGTAACAATCATGGTTTACCAGAAGATTGTGATACATTTAACGTTAAGATGATTTCCCAACCAGTTGATATGGGTGTTTCATCTAACTTAGAGATCACAGTCGGTCAAAGTGATATCATTCGTTATCCTACAAAGGATTTAGCTTTTATTCGCATTCGTAATATTCCACCTCGGAAAAGTATTATGGAATTGTTTTCACAGACACCTATTCAAGGGAATTACTCAGGTATTTACCTAGGGCGTCGTGAAGATGGTTCTATTTTTGAACGCGAAGTTAAGGCTATTGTCCCACAGAAGAATTACGCCATTGAACGTGGCGCACTAACATCTGAATTTAAAGGTTTAGCTTATCAAGGAAGAGTTTATGAATCAACCGCTAAAGGTGATTGTGGCTCTCTAATGATAGTTAAGACTGGAATGGGACCTATTATTGTAGGTTTCCATATGGCAGGTGGAGGAGATATTGTTCTGTCTGCTGGTGTTACACGAGCAGATATCGATAAGGCTTTGATGGCTTTCGATGAACCACATATTCAAAGTGGAGAACCTCTTCTTAGTGCTCCTTCGGCTCCTCGAAAGTTAGCAGAACTTAATCAAAGAGCACCTATTAGGTGGTTTGAGGATGGTTCTGCTAATGTTTATGGTTCTTTTGAAGGACATCGTGCTAATCATCGTTCAAACGTTACTGAGACCTATATTGTAGGTTCTATGTTGCAACGTGGTGTTAGTATTAAGCACGGACCACCTGTAATGAAGGGTTGGGAGCCTTGGCATATTGCACTTAAGGATATGACTCATCCAGTTGTTAAACTGGATAACAATACTCTTAATGAATGTGTTGAGGCCTTCTACTCTGACATTGTCAGTGGTATGAAGCAAACAGATTGGGATGACATCATGATTTATGATGATATTACCACTCTGAATGGAGCACCTGGGGTTGCTTTTGTTGATAAGATCAATAGAAGCACTAGTGCAGGTAATCCATGGAAGAAGACTAAGAAACAATTTTTGCGTCCTATTCCTGCTTTAGATGGTCTTTCTGAACCTGTGGAGTTCACAGAAGAAATCATGGACCGTGTTCAAATTGTCATTGAGAATTATGAGAATGGAACACGTTACATGCCTAACTTTTGTGGACACTTAAAGGATGAAGCGACTAAATTTGCCAAAATTGAGAAGAAGAAGACACGTGTGTTTACTGGTGCTCCTGCAGATTGGTCATTTGTTGTGCGCAAATACCTCTTATCAGTGATTAGAGTGATGCAGAATAACAGATATCTGTTTGAAGGTGCCCCCGGTACTAACGCGTCTTCGCGTGAATGGGAAAATATCCGTTCTTATCTTGTTAAATTTGGTGAAGATCGCATGGTAGCGGGAGATTATGCTGCTTTCGATATTATCCGTCGCTTGTGTAAACAAGCAGGATATTCTGAAAGTGATTTGAA